GTTCTGATGCAATCTCGAATCCGAGCGTTCCCAGGCACATTGCTCCATAGGTCGGAGATTCTGAATCCAGATCTTCAAACAATATCGCCCGGACTGGCTGTTTCTTCGCAATCGTAGACTGCGCTTTCAGCTGTGCTTTTACCCCATTGATGATTCCCTGAACCTGCTGCCCGATCAGCGTTCCATCGGAACGGATTGCCTGGTCAACACGACTCATAACAGAAGACACATCATCGAGGAAATTATACTGGAATTCTCCCAGCGTCACGGAGGTCAGCTTGTTTCTCACAGCATCCCACTCCAGTTCAATCACTCTTGCATCCGACAAGATTCCTAATTTTGAATGTTTACAGTGAACTGTATCTCCAAGTGAAACCTTTTCCAGTTCTTTCACATCTTCATACAATTCCGTATTCTGTAAAAGCTCCATATCTGCCTCGATTGTCACCTTTGGCTTGTCCACATCTAACTCAAACTGTTCCCTGCATTTCTTTTTCAGGGCTTCTTCCAGCTGTTCCTGTGTATCACAGATAATCGTTCCATTTTCTTCGTCATCTTCTCCTGCATCCTCGCGCATTTTAACATCCTCAAATGTCATCACTCTATAATGCACTGTCGGATATTTTTCAATCAACGGAGAATCTATCCAAGGTTCTTCTCCCTCTATCATGTATCCGTTGTATGATTTTGGGACAATCCTTGTTGCTACATCGGTCATATCTACAGACTCCGAGAAACCATCCTTGACTATGTTCTTGCCATATAGGACTTGCACTCCATAATCGCCACCAGCTCTCTCATTGATTGTCACGGTATAGTTATCATAGATAATCTCTCCACCCCATCGATTAACGAAAGAATTGCCATTGTTTCCATTGATTGCTTCAATCAGATTCATTGTATGGTAATAAGCAGTCGATACGGTCTTGATATCTGATTTTGCTGTATATCTTGCGTTCGGTGCTGTCATTAGGTCGAGTGCTTCCTGTCCGTTCTTATCTGTTGGCCGGATATCTACCAGGAAGCAATCATTCTTTGCGTCCAAAAAAACAGGAGTAAGATCTACGCTCACTCCTGAATCTTTCTTTTCCTTGTTTTTCACTCGGAATAGCTGCTCACCATTGAAAGATGGCATCTTAACTACTGTATTGTCTACGATATACTTCCATCGTCCTTCCGGATCAATCGGATGTTCCAATGTAGCTGTCCATTCTCCGTTCAAGATAACGTGGATTGTTGCTTCATCCGGAAGTAATGTCATATCTCCATTGTGCTTATAGTCTGTATTCTCTGGTTTATAAATCTGAATCATAAGCACCTCCAATTAGGAATAATCTTCAGATTGAACCCATCTGTGATTGATATCTCGTTTTCTCCTTCTTGTAGAAAAAGGTCTTCATAGTCTCCTGACACTGCTGTGTTGCTCAATGTTCCATCTGCTCTGTATGCAATCTTTCTATCTGTATCGATAGTAAGATTCTGTCCAACATCCGCAGACATTTTCTTTCCGTTTACAATCAGACTGCAGTTTCCCTCTCCGCTAATCTTATAGATTGGATGGGATATCTCATAAGGATTAAAGCTCACATTCTCTGCAGTGTGCTCATTAAGTCCCTCTAGTAGATACCTCAGACCATCTTTTGTCTGAAAAGTAGCCGTGAAATTTCCAATCCGCTCGCTTGTATGCTCTGCATCATCAGCACTAACTTTCAGAATCTTATAGAAATGATCCGGATCTGATCCAAGTCGAAGCATCTTGTTTCTTGCTGACAGCCACTTCTTTGCACATCCCCAACGTTCATCCCACTTGTCTGACGATCCGATATAATTAAAATCAATCTTGATTTCCGTCGATTCATATCCACCATCCAGGATGTGCATTGTTCCATCGCTCCCCGGTATTTCTACCGAGGATTCTTTTTGAACTGCCATCGGGATTGACGGAAGCGTCTTAGCATAGATTCCAAGATTTGATGCAAGAATATTGTTGTATTCTACTTCCATGAAATTTACTTCCATTAGACTCCTACAGCTCCTTTCTTCCATTTCACGCTCTGTGACATCTTCTTGATTACCGCATCCGCAAGAATCTCTGCAAGCTTCTTATCGCCCAGTGCAATGTTATTTTCAATCACAAATGTCAGTTCTGACAGTGCTTCTGCAATCATCTGTGCAAGCGCAGCATTGTTGGACTGCATCTCATCACGGATGTATGTCTTCAGCAATTCGATTGGCAGAACCGCTTCTGCCCCTGCTTCGCCACCGCCCATTGCTCTATCTCCGTTCATGCCGAAAATAGTTGGGCTGTTCAAGATACCACCGTTTGCGTACCAGTCAACCGAAAACTTCGGAACTTTCGGTGGAACAAGTGACCATTCTCCGCTTGCCTTGAAATGCGGAAGTTTAATTTTGGGAAGTTTCCATTCAAAGTTGAAAAATCCCTTGATTTTATTAATTACGCCTTTAATAAAATCTGCAATGCCGCCAAATATTGCATTAACTCCATTTCTAAACCATTCACATTTATTGTATAAAAGGATAATCAAACCAATTATCACGACAATTCCCATTGGTCCAAGCACGGTCCATAGATTTGAAATCAACGGAATCAATGTTTGTATTCCCATCGCAATATTCCCGATTCCCGAAAGAATTGGAGCTATTGCTGCCACTACCAATACACATCCGGCAATCAATCTCTGTCCTTCTGGGGAGAGCTGATTAAACTTTTCAATCAATCCGGCAATCAATTCCGTAATTTTGGTAATCAGCGGTGCAACTGTATCCGCAAGCTCAGCTGTTGCCTGTTGGAAATCTGCTGTTGCCTTATTTCCGTCTACCAAATTCTTATTGTTTTCCTGCCATTTTTTTCCTGCATCTACGAGACCCTGATTCGCCATTTCCTGCATGACCAGGTTTACTCTCTCACTTTCGCTTCCGCAAGCTGCAAGTTTTTCATTAAATGCATCCTCTGAAGTTCCCGCCCAATTGAGCATATCCGCAAAAGTCCCCGTAACAGTACTTGTTTTTACAGTCTCATTGATTGATTCTGCAAGTCCATCAATGGGAATACTATCCCCGTAAGTTGCCCATGCACCAATCGTCCCATCGATTACCGTGCTTAATTTTTCTTGCGACAAACCTAACGCCTGAAGATTGGCCGTAGTTGTTGCAGCTGTCTGATCATCTGCAAGCACACCATATAAGGTTCTATAACTTTCCGCTGTTTGTTCTGCTGTGTACCCTGCATTTTGGCTCGACACCTCAAGCGATCCCATAATTTTACGATATTCTGCTGTTGCAGGTACTGTAGCTGCTGTTGCCGCTACTATGCCTGCTGCCGCCGTTGATATTCCACTAAACTTATCCCCTGTCTCTTTTGCTTTATTTCCGAAATCCTGTACTTTTTCAGCATAGCCTTCCGTTGCAGCTGCTCCGCTTTTCAGCTTTTTCTCAACATCTTCCAGTTTACTTTTGTAACCATTAAGTTTTGTAGTAGTTTCATTTATCTCATTCTTTTTATCCTGAATTGCTTTTTCATCTTTATTTTCAGCAGATTCAAGAATATCCAATTGTTTTTTTAATGATTCAAGTATTCTTTCGTAATTCTCTGTTTGATTTGAAAGATACTTCTGTTCATCTTTATATTTTACAATCGACTTTATATGATCGTCATATTTCGCTTTAAGAGCTTCGATTTCAATCTCATTCGCCTTAATTTTATCTGTAGACTCTGCAATTTCATCAGATAATTTCCTAATTTGTTCCTTACTTTCTGCTGCACCGCTCTCAAGTTCTTCTGTTACTTCAGCAAGGCCTTTCTGATATTTTGTTAAACTAATCTGTGCGCTTGTAAGCTGGTTCTGCTTCTTTCGGATTGCATCCTCATTTCTGTTTTCTGCAGATTCCATTTCTTCAAGCTCACGCTTCAGAATTTCCACTTTATCAGAATAAACGTCCGTCTGTTTTGCCAGATATTCCTGACGGTCTTTTAACTTTTCAACTGCAGTAGTGCTGTCATCCCATGCCGCTTTTGCAAGTTTAAACGAATTACTATTTTCCTGAACGGCTGTATTTACCTGCTGCATCGTCTTTTGAAAGTCTGCTGCACCATCTGCCTTAAACACTAACCCAACTCTCTTCAGTTCATCCGCCATATAACGTCCTCACCTTCCTCGCTTTCTTCTCACAGAATATCTCATATTGTTCGCAAAAAAAGACGGGACATGAATGGAAGAACTCGTCCTCTGTCATTCCCATCTCTCTCGCATCAACCATATATTCAGCCCAATTTATCTCGAGCTGAATGCTTTCATCTGTGCTTTCGATTCCTCTTTTTTTTTAATTTTGTCAACTTCTTTTTGGTAAGCCTCTACAACTTCAAGAAGTTCTGTTGGATCCGGCGGCACAAGCTGAAGCGCTTCATCAAACGTCACTTTTCTCCCATTACTTCTTACCATTGCATAGATAAGCTTTGCTGCAAAATTCATTTTATCGCTGTCAGTTGCTTTTCCAATCTTTTCAAGTTTGTCAATTCTCCGTCCGAGCTTTGAGCCACCTATCTGATCAAGATAAAAGATTGTTCCAAAATTCATTTTTGCTTCAATGGTTGTCCCATCTGTAAGCTTTATGATTTTACCTGCATTCATGTGCCACTTGTTCCTTTCACGCTCCTATTGCTGTTGTAAGGTCTGCATCCGTCAGAATCGGTTTTGCGAAGAACTTCTCTTCTGTAAGTCCTGCTGGTGCCGTGGACTCTGTGACCTTGCTCACGATGTTTCCTGCTGCGTCAAACGGATATGCTCTAATCTTGATCGTGTCTGTCTGCTCACTTGCTTTCTCTTCAGATGTTGCAATATCATCGGAGTTCTCAACAAGCTTGCATTTTGGGAACCACTCATAACGAGATTTTCCATTTTTCAGTTTCACAACCTTGCCATAAGCGAAGAATGGTCTTTCACTGTTTCCTCCGGCAAGGATAAGCCCACTTGTCCCTTTTGTCTCTCCACGCATCCTGGAGATTGTATCGTCCGGGAATGCGATCACAGATACCTCGATATCAATACTGGACATTGGTGAATCAGAATCGTAAATCTTTCCGGATGCATACGCATCACTCGTCTCAGAGTTTTCTGTGACTTTTACACTCTTCACAACCTCTGTCTTCTCAACATCAGCTTCATAAGTACCGTTGTACTCGTTGTCCTCTGTTGCATCAGCAAAACACATATACTGTGCACCGACTGTCTGTTTCATAGCCGGTTTTTTTGTATTAATAGGCATTAGTCAACCTCCTAACCGAAGATGCTCTCTGTCATCTTCTTGTAGTATTTTTCCTTGTTTCTTTCAAAGAGTGGCTTCAAGTGTGCCCTTGCTGCCATCTTCCTGGTTCCATGCTCAAGCATTGGACCGTAATACTTGCCCCACCCAACCTTAATTCCGCTGTCAGTTCTTTCCAGTGCGAATGTACTCACGATATGCGTGTACCCCGCTTTGGCGATCTGACTTCGTGGTTTTGGGAGTCTCAGAAGATCATTCACGAACTCCTTTGCCCCCTCTTCCACTGCGTCAAGTGCTTTGTCCGGGCTTACGTTCTCGGAATACTGTTTCAACAGCTCCTCGAAGTCTTCAAGCCCTCCATCGTAAAATGTAATCTCGCTACTCATCCAATCACTCCATCAGTTGTAATTGAGAAGTAAGAATGCCATACACGGTCTTCTGTCACGTATTCGTGAGCAATGGTCGGATGGTAGCCAAGCTCATTCAGACGGTTTTTCAGTGCGATCAGTTTCGGATTGCGTGGCTTTCTAGCATAAAAACTAATCTGCCATGTAATCTCATTCTCATAATCGTTGCCGGATGCCATTGTGTCTTCCCACATAATCTCCCAGTAATCAATTCTTGGAAAAGCCTTTTCATTTTTGAGACTACTGACTCCCTCATTCACCGGGCAGCCAGTATCGTGCAAGATCTCACTCAGTTCTTTCTGTGTCATCGATTACCTCTCTTTCATATGCCGGTGTCTTCAATGTCAGCTCCGACTCCTTAAATCCATCTTTTGTAGTTGTATGAGCAACATTATAGATTTCATGCTGTTCCCCATCGATAAGGCAGATGCATTTACTGTTGATCTTCTTGTACTGCGGAATCGCAAGTTTCATCGTCACCTCAACGCTGGCTGCTGCCAGTTTTGCCCTTGTTGTATCGTATACGGAAAGTTCCCTGTACCATATTCTCTCGTTAGTTGCGCGGAGCCTTTCTTCTGGATAGTCCTTTGAAGTATCTTCTTCAATCCGATACAACTCCAATACACCGTCTGTATACTCAGGTAATGTCATTGTCTTCAACCTCCGTTTCCATCTGCCAGGTCAAAATAACGCTTGCATAATTATCCATGAATTCACTTACACGATGATGAAAAGCATAATACATGTAATTCTTCAAAAGCATCCTGTAAGTTAAATCCTCCGTGACGCTACAGCCGGGATTCAGGCTCCCGACTGTCTGCTCACCTTCTTTTGCAAGATTCTTCAACTGACTGTCCCGGTAATATGGCGGGATCTGAAATTCTTCCCGCATCTCATTTACGAGCTTTTCCAATTCTTCCCCTGTCATCTTCCCGGTCTTCATAGCTTACTCCTTCGTCTGCGGAACTGTTACCTGTGTTACAGGAAGCACATACTCTTCCAGTTTTGTCACATCGAAGACAACTGCCACGTTATCATCTACCGCACGACCGTTGGCGTTGCATACTGCAATAATCAGATCTGCATCATCCATGGCCTTTGTCTGATCATACTCTTTGACGCGAACGCCGGTTGTTCCCATTGTGTAATATCCAGCAATGGTAAATGCTGCCTTTCCTTTCGGTACATTAGCATCTACAATCTTCTCAATATCAATAAAGGATTTGTTGATATATCCACCTGTCAGAGCCTCTCCGAACATGCAAGGATCAACGTACTCTGCTTCATCGGATGGATTGCACACCAGATACAGCTTATCTACCACACGTTTTCCATCATTGGTAAGAATCTTTCTTACTTCTGCAAGACCCTTCGGGCTGAACTTTGTAATATTTTTCTTTACTTCCTTTGCTTTCTTTGTTCCATCAACTTCGGATTCTTCAAGTTTACGGAAAATGCCAATCGGAGCGTTTTTCCCATCTCCATCAATATATCCCTTAACGAGACCATCCTGCATTGCTTCTGCAAGAATCGCTCTAAAGTAGCGATCAACAAACTCCATTGACAGCTCGCGGATTGCTTTTGGAATCACAAGATATGCAGTGAGTTTGCACAGTTCAATGTTCAATGCAGAAAACTCCATTGATAACTCTCCTGCAATTGCTGCTGTGAGTTCTCCCCACTCTGCTGTTCCTGAATGAGATGCTACGATCCACTTTTTCACATTTGCAGGAGCCATGTTCACCAGCTTCAGGATATTGGATGCTTTCTTCACATCATCCAGTGTGCGGTCAATAATCTCCGTTGGGATGATATCAATCTGATTTGCAGTAATTGACTGCTTAACGTCCTTGAATCCCTCATAGAATTTCTTCTCTTCCTGGGACAGGTTGCGGAGTCCGAGCTGTTTCTTGTAATCTGCATCATGACCTGCTCTTTCTGCTTCTGCTACAACCTGATTGATCAGATCTGCGTGTGCTGCTTCTTCGATCATCTCGATTGACTGCATGATAGCATCTGCTTTCTGATCTGCCGGAGCATTATCCAGCAACTGTTTTACTTTGTCTTTTACTTCCTGGCTTAATCCTTCAATCTTCATTCTGTTATTTCCTCCTAACCAAAAAATGCACCCCAACCGGTGCTATCCTTTTCTTCCGTCTTCTCTTTTTTCTTATGAGTCAGCTGATAGAATTCAGCTAACTGCTTCTGATGCTCATTTCTGCTCCTCAATTCCATCTGAAGCGCCTTGTTTTCTTTGAGCACCTCCTGCAGTTTCACATCCGGATCATCTTCTTTCTGTGCAACGCCAATCTCATCAATCAGACCATACTCCAGAGCTTTCTGTGGAGATAAGGTTGTAGTCTTATGCATCATCTCCCGGAGCTCCTCTTCTGAAACTGTAGCTCTCTGCATGAACAGAGCTACACAACTGTCCATTGCTACATCCAGATTGTCTGCTTCTGCTCTCAGATCCGCCGCATTTCCTGTGACTGTCTCCCACATATCATGGATAATGGCCGTTGTTCCCTGTCCCATGATACGCTTATCACACGCCTGCAGAATCGTAAAGGCAATCGAATGACATCCGCCCATTACAATTCCCGTCTTATAGGATCCATGCTGCTGAAGCATGTTGTAGATAGCTGTTCCCTGGTCTACGCTTCCACCATTGCTGTTGAAATAGATCTTGATCTCGTCTGTTTCCGGAATTGCATCCAGAAGTTCCTTGAAGTGCTTAGCTGATGTCTCAGAGTCATCATACTGCCATGTATCCCAGTTGAACGGACCGATTTTTCTAATCTCATCAAAAATGAAAATCTCATGCACGTTATCCGTCTGCTGAAATCTATACACAACTTTTTTCTGTTCCATGTTCTCTTCCTTTCCCTGTTATTACTGTTTAACGGACAGCTCCGAGATACTTGGATCACCTCCTATGAATCAGGTTTCTTGTGCCGCATTACTGTTTCCCTCCCCTCCGTAATTCTTTGTCAGAGCTCGCTCTGTACTGAATTCTGTATTGAGTAACGGATATCCGACCATCTCTCTGATTTCATCGAGATGGAATCCAATTCCTCTGAGTTTATCAAGATTTACTGCGCTATCCACAACATCAACATTTTTAAAGCGCGCAAGCCATACCATGACTTTCTCGTTTTTGCCGCAGTAATCATCCTCTCCGACAACATAAGCTGTCAAAGTATCATTTATCATTTCTGCTATCGGACTGACAGCATATGTGATAAATTCATTTGTTGCGTCTGATTTTTCTGTGATATTGCCATTAAACACAGCCTCTGGAATATCGAAAGCATTTGCCACCTCGTTATTGATCTGCAAAGCCATCTTTGCCAGTTCTTCAGCTTTCACTGCTGTATTTATTTGTAGCTGTTCCACGGATGCATTCTCTTGTTCTGTTAAAACTTCAAGGGCATCTGACGTCAGTAGTTTTTTAATTTTTAAAACATACTGGTCTTTTGTCATTACCTTGTCTGTACCATCTGCTTGCTTTTCTCTGAATGATAATGCATTCGTTCCAAGCTTCAATTTGAATCTTGGTTGGCTGGACAGCTGCATCATTGCATTAATGGAATCCATCGTCTTATCAAATTGCCCTACTACATTCTGTAAGTACAATCGAATCCTTGCATTGTCATATCTTAGATGAATCACTTCATCAGATTGAAATGTGCTGAAAATTGTAAGATTTTCACCTCCGCAGCTTAACATCACATCTTTGTAAACTCGCTTCAGCATCACTTCATTCGTGTGTGACCATGATGTCGCTCTGTAATATTTACCATTTAGCGGAATAATCAGAGCTTCTTGTTCTGTTAGCAGCTGCTTAACCACTTCCGTCCAGAACACTGTCCCACATTCGTGGTCATTGGGCTGTACGTTTAGCCTGTATTCTTTCTTGTTTTTTTCTTTGCTCTCCGTCTGGATCAGTATGTCAGACTTCGCTATTGCCTTGGCGATCATCATAATTGCTTTCTCGATGGCAAGCTTTGAAAGATTCAGCTTTTCCATGTCAACTGCAATGATTTCTGCCAAAGACTGTATTTCTTTGTTCCTGTCTTGGAATAAAAAATCAAACATTTTCTTCTTCTCCTATTAAACATAGATTATCTGAATTTCCAGCTCATCCTTGCAGAACATAGCCACATCGAAGGCCATAAATCCATCATTTTTTCTCAATTTCGGTTCTATCTTGCCGAAATTTTTATTTCCAAACTTATCCTCGCTCACGCTTGTGTTATTCGTGTACCACCGCATGATTGCTGATGGTCCGAAGTTGATCATCCCCTGTGAGAACATAGACTGAATAAACGGAGCAATAATTCCTGTTGCTGACGTTATCTTTCTAACCAGCCGAACAATGCCATGTGGGTTCTTCTTATCCTCAATCGTGAGACCTCTTTCTTCAAACGCCGTCTTGAATAACGTGTAGCGATAAGTATCCATTGCTATTTTCTTCACATCATAGTCTTGGAACTGTTTCATGCACCAGTCGGCTATTATATTTACATCAATCACCGGACCTTGGACAACTTCAAAATCCTCAAACTCTTCTTGTCCGACATTGCGCAACGGAAATTTGATTGAATCAATGAACGGAGAGTCTGCACAGATCCATGTGTGTTGTCTCCATATCCACTCTCCATCATCTGTCTTGGTCAGAATGCCAGCCGATGCGAAGTCTCGCACATCCGCATAGTCAATGCCAATCACTGCTGCCTGTCCTCGCGTGTCCAATGTTATCCGCGGAATCTTGCGTTCCAATTCTTCCATTGTCTCACCTTCATAACATGCTCTCAGGACATTTTGCCATGTTGTGACCGTCTCCTCTTCCTTTCGTGCCGATCTGTCCATTCGTTTTGTAATAAATTCAGCACGCTTTGACGGAATCTTCTTCATTTCCAGATAATCATGCATGATCTGATTCGCAAGAATCGGCATATATTCCATCGACGGATTCGCCTTATGCCATGCCTCTGGATCATCAACTTCCTTCATGTCATCAATCTCGCAAATAAAAGGGAAGTACCCTAGCAAATTCTCTCCCGTCTCCAAGATTTCTGCACACATTGCCGAAATTTCATCCAACGGACCGTCTCTGACATAGCCATCTGTTGTGATAATAAACTCTC